GTGCTGTTTGGTGTGCCGCTTGTGATAGCGACGACACTACCCCCACGCATGATGGGGTCACGGACGGCAGGCGAATAGGAGTCCCTTGGGGCAGGGCGGAATCGTGATGTTCGTATATGTTGGGGTGACGGTGGTCACATTCCGTGTTTGGTGTGTTGTTTAGTGTGTGTTGTCGCTGGTGGGGATACTAAATGAGGTCTAATATGGTGCGACTTTTGATGCAGGGTTTGTAGACGGCTATTGCGGTCGTGTATTGCCCTGAGTGGGTGTCGTAGGTTGTGGCGACGTGAAGGTAGTTGGCGGTTTCGCCGACGAGGAATCCTGTGGTTTCTAGGATTCTGTCGTGGTGTGGTTCGTTGATGTCGTACCAGCCGTCTTCAATTCCGAACGTGTCTTGCCATTTGATGTGGACGACGGGGGGCATGGTCACCATTTCACTTTGTCAGCCCAGTAGGCGGCTGACATTGGGCCTGTGGCAATGTTGGAGGCGTGTCGTGCTTTGAAGGATTCCCGACGTTTGCGGTAGGAGGCGGATTCGCCAGCCTTCTTGGGTGAGCCTGAGACTCCCTGTTGACCGAATCGGATGGTTTTAATCTGACCGCCAGATTTGGCGACAACGATATGGGATTTGGTGGGGTGATCTGGTGTGCGCTTCGGCTTGTTGTAGCCGCTAACTCCTGCACGCTTTAGTCTGGGGTCGGGTGTCGTCGCCATTATTTGATCGGTCCATTCGTTACCCAAGCATCACAGGTACGATCACCTGCACACTTAAAATCAAAGATATTGCAGAAGCCAAGATTTGCGCTAGCAAGAGTGTCTGCGGCATGTTCAACAGGTTCATCCCCAAGACCTTTGCTAATACATTGCAGAATGTCAGGGGTTTGGATAAATGCTGCACAGTTCTTGCAACGAGCCTTTTTTGCTTCGGTGACTGGTACTTTGAAAAGTTTAGATTTATCACGCCAGAACCCATTATTGGGTAATGCTGGAATCATCGGACCATAATTTGCTTTGTCAATAGCAATCTGACGATTTTTTAGATTGACAACAATATCCTGAGTAGCAATCGGACATCCATCCTTGCCAACATCTTTAGATTCAGCCACGGCGACGCCCCTTCTTCTTAGCACGATTCTGCTCAGAAATAGCGATAGCGATCGCCTGCTTACGAGACTTCACAACAGGACCACCCTTACCAGAATGCAGAGTCCCAGCCTTAAACTCGTGCATAACTTTGGCTGCCTTCTTGGATGCCATCAGACAACCCTCTTCCTGTCGTCGCAAAATGGTTCTGTTCTAGATCGGTGGCGTCCCGCTGGTAGCCACCGATAACTGTCAGCCCCTAACAAATACAAACAGCGTTACATTGTGAACATGTGAACAGGTAACGAAGTTGCCTGTTGGTGTGAGCATTGAAGAGAACATCCTTGACGCCCGTCAGGAGTCGTATTTGGCGTGGCTTTGCACACCCCCTTCTGAACGCACCCCGTCCAGTAAAGAAAAGTATGCTGAACAATTAGGGGTAAACGTCACCACGTTGCGCCGCTGGGAGAAGAAGGAGATCTTCCGCAAAGCGTGGCAGGAGAAGGTGGACGACATTCAAGGATCGCCTGAGCGATCCCAACGTCTGCTGGACACGCTTTACGAGAAGGCGTTGGGAGGAGACATTAAAGCCGCCCAACTGTATCTTCAAGCCACGAACCGCATGTCTCCTCCTACGTTGACTGTGAAGTCTGATAAGGCGACGACAGAGTTGTCTGACAAAGAGTTGGATGATCTGATTGATACGATCGCTAAGCGTGAAGTTGAGGCTCGTAAACTTCGTATTGTATGAGCCAGTTGGTTGAGTGTCCTGTTTGTGGGGAGGAGTATCCTCCTGTGGCTTGCAGGTGGCGTTGTCCGTATTGTGGTGGGAAAGATAACTGCTGTGAGGGTGAACCGCAGCGGATGAGGGATCAGGATGGAACTGAATGACCTGCTGAATGAGCGGGAATGGCGTAGATGCCGTGGGTCTGATGATGCCAGTATTGATGAACTGGTAAGCGCATTCGCTTACTTTTGTGAGAACTACTGGCATATTAAACATCCTGAGCAGGGTCGTATCAAGTTTGAGATGCGTGATGCGCAGGTTGAGACAATCCGAGCGTGGCTATCCAACCGTTATAGCGTGGTGTTGAAGGCACGTCAAATTGGTTTTTCCACTTTGGGTGCTGCTTACGCTTTCTGGCTAACATTCTTTTGGTCTGACAGGTTTGTGGTCATGCTTTCTCGTACTGAACGTGAAGCCGCCAAACTTCTCCAAAAGTCGAAGTATGGCTACAAGTTTATACCCCTGTGGATGAAAGAACGTGGCCCTTCTATCACATCGGATAACCAGTTGAAGATGACGTTTGCCAACGAGTCTGCGATTGAATCGCTACCTTCGGGCAACGATCCTGCTCGTGGTGAATCCGTGTACCTTGTTATTGTAGACGAAATGGCGTTCTTGCCGAATCCCGAAGAGGCGTGGGCTTCTATTGAGCCGATTGCCGACGTTGGTGGTCGTGTAATCTGTTTGAGCACCGCCAACGGATCAGGAAACTTCTTTCACAGCATGTGGGTAGGGTCACAAACGGGTGCGAATTTGTTTAAAGGTATTTTCTGGCCTTGGTCGGCAGGCGACCGCGACGACGACTGGTATGAAGCCAAACAGAAAACAATGCCAGGATGGCAGTTGCACCAAGAATACCCTCGCAACGCCGAAGAAGCGTTCATCAAATCAGGTAACCCCGTCTTTGACATTGATGCACTCATGGAATACGAGCAGGTTGAACCCATGCGAGGTTACCTGCATGTTCACGCCAGACGCAATGTTGACTACCGCAAAACCCCAGACGGTGAACTAGCAGTCTGGGAAGAACCCTCACCCGAAGGAATCTACGTTATCGGCGCAGACGTAGCCGAAGGACTAGGCCACGGCGACTACTCGTCGGCACACATCATAGAAGCACGCTCAATGAGTGTCGTCGCACATTGGCACGGACACATAGAACCAGACCTATTCGGCGAAGCACTCGCCGAAATCGGCTGGTGGTACAACGGAGCACTACTCGGGGTAGAAAACAACAACCACGGACTCACAACCGTCAAAGCACTCCAACGCTACGGCTACAAAAATCTATACAGAACCCGTCGCTTACAGCAACGGAACCCTGAAGCGACGGAAATTATGGGTTGGCGGACGACGACGGCTACTAAGCCGTTGGCGATCGACGAACTGGCTGGCTCTATCCGTGACGGCGAAATCATTATTGCTGATCAGTACACGATTGGTGAACTAAAAACATATGTTCGTGACACCAACGGTCGCATGCATGGTTCCCCACACGACGACAGAGTGATGAGTTTGGCTATTGCCCACCAGATGTTGAAATATGCTTGGCTTCCCGAATATAAGGCTGAAGCACCGCTACCAAAATACAGTTTAGGTTGGTTTGAAAGGTTCGTTGTTTACGGTGATGATGGTTTGAAACGCACACCTTTGGGTGCATACAACACCAGAAACCGATAGGTAACGAACACTTTTAATTATTATGGGAATGTTTCAATGCGAAGAGTGCGGGAAAACCGAAGTTGTAGATATGTTGCCTCGTCGTGGCAAGATCTGTTTTGGATGCCACATCAAGGGCATTCGTTTGGGTTTCTCCCACGGCAAAGAGGATTTTCATGGCCCGACCATCAAGGAACGTCAAGATCTTCAGGTTCGTCAGGCGAAAGAAGCAGGCATTAACGCCGAACCAGTTGGGAACCGTTGGGTGTGACGTATGTGGTGGGTTCCTATTGTCGTCGCTTTAATTACTGGACCGCTGATGGTTTTGATGAAGAGGTTTGACAAGCGGAACACCGAACAACACGCTGACAACCAGCGTGTGTTGTTGCGAATTGAAGACAAAGTTGACCACATTGATGAACGTCTTGACGATCATATTGACTATCACCTCAAGGAGGGATTGTGACTTACAAGGATGCTTTTAAGCGTGGAGTAGCCACTTTTGTGGCTGGTGCGACGGCAAGTCCGATTACTGCCGCCGTGTTCAACATTGGTTTCTTTAAGGCCGCTGGTATTGCGGGTCTTATCGCGGTTTGGAATTGGGTGGCACGTTCCGCTCAGGCTTGGAATACTGTCTGATGGCTCGTACTTCCAACTACGAGGTTCTTTCTCGTTGCCAAAAGAAACTTGCAACAGCGAAGCGTTGGCGTCGTGAAGAAGAGTACGACGACACTTGGCGTCGTCTGATTGATCTTTATCGTGGACGCCATTATGAGGATCTGTCTGACGAAGATCGTCTGCTGGTTAACGTCTCGTTTTCTACGGTGAACGTGATCGCTCCTTCGGTGGCGGTCAACTATCCGAAGATTGCAGTTAACTCTCGCCGTCCAGATGATGCGCCGAAGGCGATCATTACGGAGGCCGTGGTTAACTATTGGTGGAAGCATTTTAAGGTGCGTCCCGAGTTCCGTCGTGCAGTCAAAGACTTTCTGATTGTTGGTCACGGA